CTGTAGCTGATTGTAAGGCTCTTTGACGTGCACCAGCGGCTTCTTGTCTACGTGCTCTCTGAGCGGACTCTCTACCTAGAGCGGCTCTAGCTAATGTAGAAGCATCTCCTACTCTCCCCATTTGTTGACCTAATCCTAGTGCAGTTTGTTCAGCTGTTCTAGCAGCTTCTACTCCAAGTGGTCCAGCAGCTTCTTGTGTTAATCTCTGTGCTTCGGCTACATCTAATCCAGCTAACTGTGCTAATCTTGGATCCTCTAAGGTTGATCTAATATCTGCACCGTACTGACCTAATAGACCTAACTGACGTAATTTAGATTCCTCTTGGATGCCACGAATACCACGAGCTCTTAGTTCCGCTAACTCTTGGAACTGAGGAATAAATTCTCTTTCTGCACCGAGGATAGCTCCCATAGTTTCGGGGCTGTAAATACCAGTAGAGTAAGCTTCTGAAATAATCTCGGAAGGATCTCTTAGTTCTCCGTAAGCTCTTTCCATTGTAGCGGCTGATCTTTGTGCAGCTTTCTTAGATGATCTACTTCCCATTAAACCGCTAACTACACTTCCAGCGATTGCCTCCAGAAAAGGTTTAATCGCTCCGATCTTTACGAAGTAATTAAAGATAAGATTATCTAAAGGTCTAAAAAATTCTATTAAAAAGTTTTTCATTTTAAGCTGTTCGTTTCCACATATATGTTACTATGTAGGGTTGTACTACATCTAAACTCATTGCTTGTTGTGTTTGTTGTGAGTCAGAAGAGTTATAAATTTCATCATCTGTTAAAGGAGACTGAGTAGAACTTTCTT